TAGTCGCTGATATCCTTTACAAGAGACACTTCCTGTGGTCTCCAGAAAAAATTCAATTGTTGATCGTACAACTCATAGAATTTTTGATACTTGATTTGATCATATCTTTGTAGAGAAAGATCATCTCCGAAAAACATCGGATTTCTTAACTGATCTATATTTGTTTTGTTTAATACCGTTTTCATAGTTTTCCTTATAGCGCACAAGCACCACTTGCACATCCGGTTTCTTCGATAACTCTACTTGAACTCACATTGTTTGATGTAACATTATCCATAGCCGTCTGTTTATCACCGTCATCGGTATTAGCATAATACAAATTCTTCAATCCGTATTTGTATGCCAATAGAATATCCTTAATCACAACTTCTACTGGAACTCGGTTCTTTTCGTATCGTGATGGAATATAATAGGTGTTGACACTAATACTCATATCTGTGAACTTTTGAATTGCAGCAGCAATTTTTAAATATCCTTCGTTACTAGGCATATCAAAAGCAAAAGTATAGTTTTCCTTGTACTTGTCAATTCCAGGCACTACCACTGGTAGAATATTCGACTTACTTCCTTTGAAACTAATCAAACTTCTCGGAGGTTCAATTCCATTGGTACTGCTTTGAATAACACTGCTTGACTCGACAGGCATACATGCTGTCAATGTACTATGTCTCATGCCATATGTCAATACATCCTTTCTAAGAGACTCCCAGTCCATATGAAGAGGTTCAGTAACAAATTCATCAACGTCTCGTTTGTATGTATCAATTGGAAGAATTCCCTGACTGAACTTGGTTCGGTCAAACTTCTCACACTTGCCCATTTCCTTTGCCATCTCGACACTGGCTTTGATCAAATAATAACTTGACTTTTCCATCCAAGTGGCGACGAAATTTGGTGCAGCAGGATCCCAATATTTCAGACCATTCTTAGCAAGAAGAGCAGCGAGGTTTGAAACCCCAACTCCCAAACTACGACGTTTCTTGGCAAAATTTTCAGCCGCCGGAACAAAGTAGTTTTGGTGTTCAATCAGTGAATCCAACATTCTCACAATGATGTCACAAACGCTTTCCATTTCAGTGTCATCCTTGATCTCCAACCAATTCAAAGCAGCCAAAATACACACTCCGATTTCTCCGTTTGGATCATTGACATCATAAATTGGAGTCAATGGATGATTGACTTCAAGACAAAGATTGCTTGTATCGACTTGATCCAACCAACTTCCATGTTCGTTAGCGTGATCAACAAACATTGTGTAAATACGACCCGTCTCAAGTCGTTCCTTAGCAAGAAGACCCATCAACTCACGAGCAGGAACCTTCTTCTTGAACTTAATGTTCTTGTTAGCTTCAGCTTTTTCATACTTCTCCTTGAAATCTGGAAGACCAAAACTGTTCCATAGAGATAGACATTCATGAGAACTGAATAGTGTCACGTCTTTGTTTTGTAGGAAGCGTTCAAAAATTAATTTGTCCAATCCAATACAATAATCCAATTTACGGACACGGTTGTCATCAGTTCCCGCGTTGTTCTTCAACACAAGAATGTCCATGATGTCATAATGGAACCAAGCAAAGTTAACCGTAGCACTTCCGCCACGAATGCCGTTTTGATGACAACTCTTAACAGTGGATTCAAACGCCTTACTAAAAGGAATTGGTCCCGTGTGAATTACCTCACCATTACGAATTGGAGCGTTTGTAGCACGAAGACGACTCAAGTTCAATCCGATGCCATAACGACTTGCTGTAGCAAATCCAACCGCACTGTTGTTAGAAAATATACTACGAAGATCATCATCAACTGTGAACAACGAACAACTAGCGTAACTCTTCATTACCGATCTAACTCCGGCCATAATTGGAGTAGGAAGATTGATTTTATGTTTGCTAAAATAGTTGTACGCCTTCTTTACGTAATCAAGACGATTCTCCTTGTAGTTCTTGAAGAAGGTCATGGCAATTAACATGTAAGCAAACTGCGGCGTTTCGTATAGCTCCTTGGTACTACGATTTTGAATCAGATACTTGTCACAGAGCTGTTTGATTCCTGCATAAGTGAAATCAAAATCTCTATCGTGTTTGAGATATTCATCGATCTTGTTGAAGTCGTTCTTTGTATACCACTCCAAAATTTCTCCGTCGTATACAAGAGCCTCAACATTTTTCTTTACAAGATCATATAGCTTTGGGGCGTTCTTTCCTCCCCATACCTTTTTTCTAAGTTGATAGTTCAACAGTCGAGACGCAACATATTGATAGTTTGGCTTATCCTCGCTGATTAGATTTGAAGCAGCCTCAATAAGCATGCTGTGAATGTCATTTGAGGTCATTCCATCGAAGAACGACAGATGTGCATTCATTGCAACTTCTTCAAAACTAACACCCTTGATGTTTTCTGTTGCCCACTGAATGATTTTGTTGATTTTGTCTGCGTTAAAAGTCTCAAGCTTTCCGCTACGCTTTTTGATAAAGATTTCTTTGTTCATAAACTGAAAATTGTGTAAGGCATAAGTATTGTTGTTATGTCACGGTTTATAGAAAAAATGTTCTTAAATTTCACAAACCGATGACGCTTTTTACTTCACTGTTGATATAGAGATCACTCTGAATCTTCAGCATTTATGTGAGCATTCCATTTGGAAGCAAGGGCTTTCTTAACAACGTTCTCGCTGTTACCCATTTCATTCATGACCGACATACCGTCCTTGGATTGTTCAGAGAAAATCTGAATATCACCACAACCTGCATTCATTCTACTTGGGAACGTCAAACCGTCAGGACCAAACCGATTTTTGATAACGTGAAACCTAGCAGTATTTGCTACTTTATCGGTAACTTTACGAGATAGACTAAGAACGAAATCCGCCGTCATGATCTTTCTATAAGAATCAGAGATGTTATTTGCCTGAATAATATCGTCATCCATAGCTGCTCGATTGGATTGTGAAGCAGTCCAAATGGGAATTTGAAGTTCTCCAGCAATTCCACGTAATTCTTCATAGATACCTCCAGCTTCGCTGTAACTGTTACTGTTCTTCTCACTATGTGACGGTCTAAGAATATCAGCATAGTCCACAATAACCATATCGACCTTTGTTCCCAACATTTGAACCCGTTCAATATGAAGTTTAAGATGATGGGCACTTACTGTTTTGATTGGGTAATACTTGATGATCAACTTGCCAGGAACCTCCGCAATCTTTTTACGAACGGCATCGACGTTGTTACGAACATTTTGGAAATCAATTCCCGTAAAACAAGCGTCATAACGAAGTCCAACATAGTTTTGGTTCAACTCCAATGTGTAATGAACTACATTCTTTCCTTGCTTCATCGTCTCAGCACCAAGTTTAGCCAAAACCCAACTCTTACCACTACCAGCACATGCGGTGATGATTCCCAATTCACCGGCCGCAAGACCACCGTCCATGATTGTGTCAATTTCAGTCCAATTTGTTTTGACCGTGTTTCGAGCCATGACACTCATACGTTCATCAACCTCAGTCATGTAATCATGTCCAATATTTCTTTCCATTCCCGCCTTCATGGCAGAATCAACAACATGCTTGATTTGTTCGTACTTTCCACCTTTCAACAAATCAATGCTTTCAATGATAGCATTCTTTAACTTCTGATTCTTACAGAATTCAAGAAACTGCTCTTTCACAAATTGCAAATCACTATCGGTGATCTTCTGATATACATTTCTCAATTGATCCACTACACTTTTCTTCAACAGTTCGTTTTCTAGAGAATCAACCTTGACTTTGAATACACTAATTGTGGGTAAGTTTTTGTACTCAAGAAAATATGAGAGTGTTTCCTTCACAATCCATTGATGTGCATCAGATTCAAATGATGTTGGATCGATGATGTCTGACAGTCTTTCTAGAAACGTTTTATCGCTCAAGATACCCGAGATGCATTTAACTTGGAATTCAGATCCAAATTTCTTCAAATTGTTAATTACGTGATTTTCTGTATTATTCATATTTTCTTCCCTCAGTATACACTACGCCTATCGTGGTGTATATTTGTTTTAGTGTATATTATCTCACAAACGTCTCTAACTTTCCAAATGACTCGTTCAACCACACCTGATAGTTGGGAATGTTATTCCACATTTTATCTTCAGTGATCAACTTGGAAAAGCTAAACCGATCCAGCTTCTTTACTGGCACATCCAGTATTTCATTTATACGAAGTTGTGAGAATGATTGAATCTCCGTATCTTTCAACTGCATAAGTGTATAATTGCGTTCAACGATATTTTTGTTC